TCCACAGGAAATATTATTGATACAAATACAACACAAGGACAATGGCCAGGTGCTCCTAACACTCCAGGTACTCCAGGAGTGGAACAACTCATAACACCAGGATTTTTCTTAGCAAGAAAAGATTTAATTGTTACTAATGGAATCGATTCAACAGATTTAACTGATACCACCGATATACAAACTTACGCAACAGCAATTTGTCTTGCTCGAAATGGTAGTACTTGGTATTGGGAATTAGGTTGTAATGTTAATGGAAATACTGCTAGTGTGTATATTTTGCCATGGACAAGACAAACGGCAATATTTTCGGGCTGTTATACTTTGATACCATTGGGTTTGACCGGATAAATAGTATAGTAAGTGAAAGGATTATATTATGGGTTGCGGATGCAATAAAAATAAACAAAATCAACAATTCAAAAACCAACCTCCAGAACAACAAGTAAAAAGCATTCTTTCTACAAAGCTTGGTCTTGTTCAAAGTTTTGCTCAAGCAATAGTTTCTAGAGGATTTGTTAATAATAAAATTGATACACCAACAAAACAGCTGCGAGTTTTAAGTTGTTTTGGTAATCAAGCTGGTGGTGGGGAACTACCTCCATGTCAACACTTGAAAGCCAGCGAGACTGCTGGAAAGTTTTACTGTGGTGGTTGTGGTTGTGGTGATTCTGCCAGAACTTGGTTAACCGGTACATCAGAAGAGTATAGTAAATTAGACTATCCTAAACTAAATTGTCCATTAAAAATGCCTGGATTTACAAACTACGAAAACAGCCTTCCAGAAGAAAAAACTGAACCAATAACCAGAAAATATTATATTGAGAATATTGATTACGCGGAAGTAGCTAAGATTCAAGTTAATACCCACGTTCCACCAGAAGGTACAGTTTTGGAATAATATGTAATTTTGTAATTATTAATTGCCATAAATATATTTAACCCTTATGGCAACACCAAATTCCAGAGAATCTTTAATTCAATACAGCCTACGACAATTGGGTGCTCCAGTTGTTGATATTAATGTGGATTGGCAACAATGTGAAGACCGTTTAGACGATGCTTTACAATACTTTACAGAACGCCATTTTGATGGTGTTGAAAAGGTATTTTTTAAGTATCAATTAACTAATAATGATATTACTAACAGATATATCAATACCGAATCTATTCTGTCTCCGAACGAAGCAGACGGACCAACCGGCAAACAAATAGTATCGATTGTTAAAGTTATGCAATTTGGTGCGTTTTCAAACATCAATATGTTTGATGTTCGTTATCAATTAGCTCTAACCGATTACTTTGGTATTAACAGAAATCTTAGTGGTACGTATTCAATGGGTCTGGCTTCTTATGATTCCACAAAGCGATATATTCAATTGATTCAAGACATGTTTCAGCCAGAAAAAGCTATTGAATTCAGTAAAGTAACCAATCGTCTTTATCTGGATATGAATTGGTCCGAGGAAGCTAAAGCGGGAAATTGGATTTGTATTTTAGCGTATGCTGCTTTAGATCCAGAAAAATACACTGAAATTTTTAATGATCGTTATTTAAAACGATACATTACCGCATTAATAAAGCGTCAATGGGGAGCAAACATGTCTAAGTTTGATGGTGTTGCTTTGCCTGGTGGTGTAGTTATGCGTGGTGGTCAAATATACACTGAAGCAATAAATGAAATTGCAAGAATTGAAGAAGATGTACTAAGAAGCTACGAATTACCAGTAGATTTCATGACAGGTTAATATGCCTACCAATCCTTATTTCAAAGACTATTCTGGTGAGCAAGACGTAACAGAAGATCTAACCATTGAAATTATTAAAACAATGGGTAGAGAAATGTTTTATATACCCAGAAATATTGTAGAACTAGATAAAATTTTTGGTGAAGGTAAAAGAGTTGATTACCGATACGCAGTACCAATTGAAATGTATATTGATTCTGTTTCTGGATTTCAGGGACAGGGCGATATAGCTAGTAAATTTGGTATTGAAATTAAAGATAATATATTTTTAACTCTTTCAAGAAAACGATTCACTCAAGAAGTACAAGTACGATTTCCGGCAATAACTAGACCTAGGGAAGGTGATTTAATTTATTTTCCTCTTTCTAAATCCGTTTTTGAAATTAACTTTGTAGAACACGAAAATCCTTTTTATTCATTAGGTAAACTTTACTCTTATCGTTTAACTTGCGAACTGTTTACTTACGATCAAGAAGGTATTACTACAGGCACTTCAGATATTGATGCTGTTAAAACTGAAAATATAGAATATATTGGTGATGGGGAATATCAATTGATTAACAGTGAAGACGGAACTCCTGCTGGCGATAATGATGAAATAGAAACAGAAGCAACAAAATTAGATCTATTTAATTTTACGGAAAAGGATCCCTTTTCTGAAGGAAATTATTAATGTTTACACATTTTAAAAATGATTCTATTAGAAAATTAGTTATTGCTTTTGGTAGTATTTTTAATGGCGTTCAATTAGAACAAACAGATGAAAATAATAACGAAAGAATATTTACAGTTCCTATTTCTTACGGCCCCAAAGAAAAATTTGTTAAGCGTTTAACCGAACCAAGTTCAATCAGCGATAAAACCCGTATAGAAATATCTCTTCCCAGAATGTCGTTTGAGCTTTCTCAACTTGCTTATGATCCGTTGAGAAAAATGAATAAAATGAATAAAAAAACATCAGGAATGGGTTCTAATGGTAATATATCTTCTGCTTATTCTGAAGTTCCTTATAATTTTGTTTTTAATGTTAGTGTATACACCAGAAATTTAGAAGAAAATTATCAAATAATGGAACAAATTCTTCCTTATTTTTCTCCAGAATTTATTGTTTCTTTAAAGATGAATACGTTAAATTCTAGTGTTGATGTTCCTATTGCTATTACAAATACTACATTAACTCAAGAATACGAAGGAGACTTTAGCACCAGACGATTTATTGTTAGTTCATATCAATTTGTTGCTAAATCTTATATTTACGGAAAAATAAATACTGGTACTGCTGTTCAAAGTATTAATTTTAATCTTTATGACATAAACGGTATTACGTTAATGAGTCAGCTGGGAATTACTGGATAAATACTTTATATGGAATCCTCTGATATTATTTCTCAAAATCTTGGTATTGAATTTAAAGGCCCCGAAATAACACCAATAGTAAAAAAAGCAGAAAATCCTGCTGGTGTTAGTTTAGATGCAGATTTTAATTATGTCAGAGATAATATCAAAGGTCTTATCGATAATGGTTCTTGTGCGGTAGAAGAAATTCTTAAAGTCGCAAAAGCTGGTGACTCACCAAGAGCATATGAAGTTCTTGGACAGTTATTAAAGACTGTTTCAGAAATGAATAAAGATTTAATTGACCTGTATCAAAAATCTAAAGCAATCAAAAAAGAAGAAATTAAAGTTAATCATACAACCAATAATTCTATTTACGTTGGTTCTACCAGTGAACTACAAGATTTAATAAACAAAGATCGCAGCAGAAACAAGGCTCTTGACAGCCAGAAATTTTTAGACGATGGGGTATAAAAAGAAGTCAGGTTATCTTGGTAATCCTAATCTGAAAGAGATTGGTGTTACCATTGAATTTACTAAAGAACAAGTTGAAGAGTACATGAAGTGTGCGAATGATCCGGTGTATTTTATTAAAAAATACATTAAGATTGTTACTACAGATAAAGGTCTTGAGTCTTTTGGGTTGTATGATTATCAAGAAGATATTGTAAGAACTATTCAGGATAATCGGTTTGTTATTGCCAAGCTTCCTCGTCAAACAGGTAAAACTACAACAACTGTTGCGTGGATGGTTCATTACCTCATATTCAATCAAAACGTAAACATAGCAATTCTTGCTAACAAGATGAAGACTGCTATGGAAATTATGAAGCGTCTAAAAGAAGCTTACGAGTACCTTCCAAAATGGTTGCAACACGGTGTAGTTGAATGGAATAAAACTTCTATTCAGTTAGAAAATGGATCTCGTGTGTTGGCGTCTGCAACCTCTGCTTCTGCTGTCCGTGGTGGTTCGTATAACGTTATATTCATGGATGAGTTTGCCCACGTTCCAGCTAACATTGCAGACGAGTTTTTCAGTTCGGTGTATCCTACTATTACATCCGGCCAAACCACTAAAGTTATCATAGTATCAACTCCAAACGGTTTAAACATGTTTTACAACCTTTGGCAGGGAGCCTCTAGAAAGGCCGGAGAAGAGGGCAAGAA